AAAGTTTCATTTTCTTCTCTAAGATCAATTGGGCCTATGTTGCTTTCCGTTTTTCAAAATCCTATTGCTGCAATTACTAGCGGATTAGGCAGAGTTTTGGGTGTTGCACGAACATTTGGCGCTTCGCTTACTGTAGCACTAGGCCCAGTTGGAATCGTACTTGCTGCAATAACTGCCGCAGTTGTGGCTTTTACTGTGATGTGGAAAAACAACTTTATGAATATTCGTGGAGTTGTTTCAAGCTTTGTTTCAGGTATTAGTCAAAGTTTTTCAAGTATGCAAAGTACAGTTAGCCCGATAATTAATGCCTTAAAAGTAGTATTAGAAGCTCTGAAACCAGTTTTGCAAGGAATTGCAGTAATTATTGGTGGTGCTTTAATGGCTGCACTATCAGCAGTCATGTTGGTAGTCGCTGGTGCGATTGATACTATTAGAACTGTAATCACAGGTATCTCCACAATTGTTATTGCAATTAAAGCTTTAATTACCGCTATTGCAAAAGGTGGAGAGGCTATCGGAAAGTTCTTTAAAGGCGACTTTAAGGGCGCCGCTGAAAGTGCTAAAGGATCAGTAGGTGCTATTAAAGATGGAATTTCTGATATTGGTAAGCAATGGCAGAACTTAGCTAATAATAGTGCCACTGCTAAAACCGTTAATGCTTTAAAGCAAGTTGGTAAATCAACAGATGATGATGCAGAAAAAGCAAAAGATTTTCAAAAGGCGTGGTCTGAAGCCTCTAAATCTATGCAATATGATAATAAGGCCAATAAAGAAAGTTTTGAACAAGTTGGCGAGTCAATGAAATCTGCTTTTGGTTCAGATGATGGAATGAAAGGATATGTTTCAACCAGCGAAACTTTATTAAAATCATGGAGTTCTAAACAGCAAGAGATTCAAAAGAAATCCAGTGCCTTAATGGAGCAAGCAACAAAAGAAAGCGGAGAAAATCAGCGGAAGTTACGAGCTACTGCTATTAATGAAATGCTAAGCGACCAATCTAAGGGCGCTGGTCAAATGCAGCAAATTATGAATGACAATAATAAAATGCTGCAATCTGGAGTTGCTTCTAATGGTCAGAAATTAACTGATGAGCAAAAGCAAGCTCTTAAAGATCAAAATGAGGCAGTTGCACAAGCTTTAATTGATCAATCCAATATGGAATTAAGAGCTTTTAGACTTAAGATTGATAATCATGAAAAATGGACTAAAGAAGATACTACTAGGCAAATTGCTGCAATAAAGCAACAAAATAATGCTTTATATTCAGAGCATGAAGCTAATGCTCAACGAGAAAAAGATCTAGAACAAAAGTTGGCCAATGCTAAGACTGAGACAGAAAAGAATGGCTATCAAATGCAATTAGATGCTTTAAAACAAAGCGATCAGAAGAAATTGCAAGAGATTGACAGTAACAACACTCAGATCATTGAGTCAATGGCTCGTTCTGGTCAACTAACTCATAAGACTTTTATACAAGCGTTAAACAAAATGAAAATTAGTACCACTCAAGGCTTAGAAGAAATGTTGAGTGAAGTTAATCAACATTCAGCTACGATGTGGGAACGTATGCAGGTAATGGCTCAATACTTTGGAACAGCTGGTAAACAAGGAACACAAAACTTCTTAAATGCTGTAGCTTCTGGAGACTTAGAAAAAGCTGGTAACTTAATGAATAATCAAGTCATGAGGGATTTGGGTAAATTACCAGCAAAAATGTTTAAAGGTGGTAGTGATGGCAAAAAGAGTTTCTTAGATGCCATTAAACGTGGCAATTATGAGGCTGCCGGAGAAAACATTAGTGATAAAGTTGATAAAGGTCTGTCTAAACGTAAAGGTGGCGGAAAAGGAAAAGGCGCAAATGATGAAGGAACCAAGAGAGCAAAAGAAATCTCTAATGGGTTAAGTTCGCAAGCTCCTAATGTTCAAAAATCTGCTAAAAAAGTTTCTGATGCTGCCGATAAAGGATTAAAAGCTAATACTGCTAAAGCTAAGTCGGAAGGTAAAAAAACTGCTACAGCATATTCGTCTGGTGTTAAATCGGGTAAAGGTTCCGTATCATCTGCATCTAAAGAATTGCCAAAAGCAGCAGCTAGTGGAGCGAAGTCATCAACTGGATCAATTAAGTCTGCAGGTAAATCAGTTTCAAATAGTTATGCGTCTGGAGTTAGAAGCGGTAAAGAATCCGCTCATTCAGCCGGCACTTCATTAGGATCAAGTGCAGTTAGTGGTTTAAATAGTAAAAAATATTCAGCTAAAAGTGCTGGAACTACATTAGGAAGTTCTATGCAAAGTGGTCTTAAGTCTAAATCTAGTGCCATGAGATCAACTGGAAAAGATTTAGGAAGTTCGGCAAATAGTGGTGCTAGAACTTATCACAGTGACATGTATTCAACTGGTCAATATTTAGCGCAGGGAATTGCTGATGGTATATCTAGTGGATCAGGAGCTATTAGACAAGCAGCAGAAAGTGCAGTTCAAAATGCGGTTGCAGCAGCAAGAAGAAAAGCTGATATTCATTCACCTTCAAGGGTAATGAAATTTGAAGTTGGTCAATGGCTTGCTAAAGGTATTGCTTCTGGTATTGATGAATATACAGAAGACGCTCAAAAGAGTGCACAAAATTTGATTGGTCGAGTTCGGAGTACTTTATCTGGTGAAGCTGGTTTTATTCTAGATACTCGCAGTCAACTTAGTGTTAGTCCAAATAATCAGTTGCTTAGTTTAATTGCAAATATTAGTAGCAAGCTTGATAGAAAGCAACAAATAGTAATGGATACTGGTGCATTAGTTGGATCAACTGCTGATGTATATAATCAAAAATTCGGTAGTGATATTTCATTAAATGAAAGGTTTTCAAAATAATGCGTGAAGATAGAATTTTTTCACAGTTTAATAGGCAATATGAGAATGATGGCCTTTTTCATGACACAATCGAAACCTCGCCGGTTATGGTTCGTGCTCCTGATGAAGGTTTTACTTTCGCTAATTTTAATTCTTCCGACAAAGGCTGGTGGCTTACTAAGAGGGATGCACCAACGCCAAGAGAAAAAGAAATCACTTACTCTGTACCTTACTCACAGGGCGAAGAAGATTTTTCAAATTTGGATAATCAGAGATTTTTTGAAGTTCGTGAGATTACTTACGAACTCATTTTGGTTGACGAGGATTACTCATATCGAAAGGCTAAAGAAAAAGAAATCAAGCGTTTAATCATGCAAACAGCAGGGTATCGAGCGCTTGAGGATACTTTTAATTCTGGATTTTGTTTTAACGCAAAATCAGAAAGCGTTGAATGTTCTGACGATGATAGTAACGGAACTTTAACTGCTACGGTTAAGTTTAAGGCTTATCCATATGCGATTGCTAGAAGTTACGAGGGGTCTGATATCTGGGACGAGATTAATTTCGATAACTGGGAAGACCAACAAACTACTTTTGAAGTTTACGGAAATTCGGTTAAAGCGGATCTTGATAATTATGGTTCAAAGCCGGTTGAGTTAAAATTCGCTGTCAGTGGAAAAGTAAAAGTTACAGGTTCTAATATCAATCTTGATTTAGACCAAGTCGGAGCAACTAAAGCTAGCGTAATGCTACCAGTCGGAGTAACTAGTCTTACTGTTTCAGGTAGTGGCACAATTCACTTTCAATTCAAGCGAGAGGAGATGATCTAGGTGGGATATCGGATCGTGGCGTATGACAAGCCTACAGATAAGAACGGCTATATTGTGTATGACCAAAATCTGGAAACAAAAAACTTAGTATCTGGTAGTCTTAATTTAAAGCTAACAGATATTGATGATCTTGATATTACCGTTAATCAAAATAATCCTCTATATGACAATGTAGAGCCGCTTATCACTCATATTGAAGTGTATGAAGATGAGAAACTTATCTTTCGTGGACGTGCCATTAAGCCGATAAAAGAAATGGGCTCAAATGGTGGCTTTACCCGTGAATACGTGTTCGAGGCTATTGACGCTTATCTGCTGGATAGTATCCAACGCTTTGACAACGACTCTGGATCAAGTGCTAAGTCTTATCTGCAAAAGCTGATTAAGGTGCATAATGGTCAATTTTCTGATCGTTATAAGGACTTTGAACTCGGCAACTGTGATTATTCAGACAGTGAAGGTATTGTTCAACGTCAGATTGATTATCCGACTACTAAAGAAGCTATTACTGCACAGTTGATTAATAAAACTGGTGGTTATATCAGAGTTAGATATGACCATAATAAGCAGACAAATTATATTGACTACACAAAAACAATAGGAGTATCGCATAAGGCTGATACTCCTATTTCTGTAGGTAAGAATATGTTATCGGCTAAGCAGACCATTGACCCTACTGGGATAATCACTCGTTTAATCCCGCTTGGTAAGGTTCAACCATCGCCTAAGATTAATTTAGGAAACGATGATACAGTCGATGAACATGGTGTTCCTATTTCAGGCACAACTCATGCTGTTAATGGCGATTGGGGTCCTGCTATTAGATATGCTGCTAAGCTTATGGGCGTAAACATAACTGATGAGTACGTTGAAAAGATTAAGCGCATGATCCAAGGCGAAAGTGGTGGATCTGAAACTGTTGTTAATAACTGGGGCAGTAATGCAGCTGCAGGTCATCCAAGTACTGGTTTATTACAGTTTATACAGGGTACTTTTGATAAATATTGTGTTAAGCCGTTTACCAATTTACGGGGCGGATTCGATCAACTTATATGTCTATTTAATATGGACGACTGGCAATCAGAAGTTGATAAGTGGCAGATCTATCATTCGTGGTCACCTAACGGTAATCCACGCCTTAAAGAAGTAAGTACTACCACAGTTCATAAAACATCACATAATACATGGGGGTGGCCGTTTCCTAGCGTTGGCGAAGGTCACTTCATGGACGCACAACTTTTTGGAGTTCATGCAGGTAATGGCAGAACTAATAACTTTCACGATGGTTTAGACTTCGGCAGTATTGACCACCCTGGAAGTGAAGTACATGCAATTCATGGTGGTACAGTAACTCGTATTGGTTCTGACGGCTACATAGGCTGGTATGTGGTAACTCACTCACGAGACGGCTATGACATTGTCTATCAAGAAGCTTTTTCCGGTCGTGGAAATATTAAAGTTAGTCAAGGACAAACGATTAAGACTGGCGATGTGATTGGTATCCGTGATACTAGTCATGTCCACATTGGTGTTACTAAAAAATCTTGGTATGAAGGCTATACCAAAGGCCACTCATTCGATCCTAATTGGGCTTGGTTAGATCCTTTAAAGTTAATTAAAGAGGGCGGTCAGAAAGGCGATAAAGATAGTACATCGACTACTTACGAAGACGAAAGTCCACAGCCTCGGTACAACATATCTAGCGTGAACAATGGCAAGGATTATATCGAAGATGCTGACTTGATTAGGCAGTTTGGCGTGATTGAAGGAACGCAGATCTTTGATGATCTGCAAGATCCAGCTCAAATTAAGCAGATGGGCGAGAAGTGGCTTGCTAATGAGAAACGGCACGTCACAAAGAACTCTTTTGAAGTTTCAGCATTAGAGCTA